TCATAGTTTTATCTTATTTACTTCTGTCCACAATCTATTTTTAGATGCCTTAGTATAGATATCAAAAGTGATATCTTTTAGTTTATGGCCCAGTATCTTCTTTCTTGCATATACATCAACTTTATATAATTGACATAATGATGCAAAAGTCACCCTAGTATCATGCATGGTGTGATTCGTATTTAACATATTATTGATCATTGGCATTATATTCTTGTTAAATCCCCATTCATAAGAGACATCTATCAATCTTTTTTCTTTTTCAATCAGTTCATCAATAACAAATTGTTTGATGTCGTTATGTATTGGTACTATTCTATTCTTTCCTGCTGCAGTCTTAGATCCTGTCACAATATAGCTTATAAGCCTTTCTGTGCCGTCATCATCACATTTTTCATCTATATGTATATTGTCCCTATTGATATGCAGTAACTCACCTACACGAAGCCCTGTATAAATGTAAATCAATAATAGGTGCGCTTCTGGAGTATCAGCACTCTGCAGTTTCTTGATTTCATCAATGTCAAAAGCGAAGTGCTTAGTTGACTGCTTATAATCAGCAATCTTAATATAAGATGTATAATCATCATCTCTTGAGATGTGTTGATGTATTACGGCATACTCAAATATCTTGCAGCATAGCACTTTCATGTGTGCTTGAGTTCCGTTTTTAGAGCCGTCGTTATCAAACACAAACTGAAGATCAGCAAGAGTGATATTATTGATAGGTCTATCATATATAGATTTAAAGTGCTTAATCCAAGCCTTATATCCTTTTCTCGCCGAGTTAGAGAGCTTACTAAATTCCTCAGCATCCAATGTCTCATATATTTCTTTAAACGTTGGCACTTTCTTCTGTGTCTTCTGCTGTATTCTGTCAAACAGATCAGGGGCAAGGTTTCTAGCTTCTTCATTTGTTATGCTGCTTGATCTCTTTAATGAGTAGAGGGATAAGGCATTCAGAGCCTCTTCACGAGTTGCAAAGGTGCCTATACATATTTGTTTCTTCTTGCCTGTTATGATGTCACGTTCATCGCTCATTACACGAGCACAGTAGGGGTTTCTTCTCTTACCCGATAATTTAACCACGGTACCTGTATTATTCGGTCTACGTCTAAATCTAGAGTTTCTAGGCATAATATGACACGTCCTTTCAGTTGTAATTTGCCTTAAACGTGTCAATCGTGATATAATTGAGTACGTAAAAGGACTTTATGAGATGTTTCTTTTATATGAGTGATACGCCAATATCACTGTTGCACCCTAGCGCCAACTAGGGTGTTTTTTTATTTGCAAAAAGCAAAAGCCCCTTATCTTTTGATAAGGAGCTTTACTAACCGCATCAGGTGCAGTCATTTCTGTTCCTTACCATTATATACATCAAAAAAGATTTTATCAATGTTTTTTAAACCTACATCTTATATTACATCACTTTGGAAAGCGACGGCTCTTCCGATAACCCTAACTTGATTCAACTGCTCACCAGTAAGGATTATATCCTGATACTTTGGATTCTCAGGCTTCAGAATAACTAGATTCTGTTCACGATAATAGAAGAATCTTTTTAGTGTGGCCTCATCATCTATGATTACTACAGCAATCTCTCCATTTTCTACTATGTCAGTTTTCTTCACAAAGACAATATCACCGTCATGGATTCTTGCGTTTATCATACTGTCGCCCTGACATTGGAGACAGAAATCAGCACCAATATCAGTGCCGACCATTATATAGCTTTCTCTGTCTTCATCTGCGAAGATAGGCTCACCACATGCTACCTTACCTAGCATAGGAAGTTTAATTCTGTCAACTCTATAAAGGTTGTTACAATCGATTGCTTCTTCTTTGGTTTCATTGTTTTCCATTTCTACGTCATACCCTAATAACCATGTTGGGTCAACGTTTAAAGCCTGACTCATTAGATATAGTCGTTCATCTTTTGGTTTTGCATATCCACTCATGTATTGAGAAATGGATGATTTAGGAATATTCGTCTTATTAGACAGTTCTTTGGGAGTCATATTTCTAATTCTTAAAGCAGAGGTTAATCTATCTTTAATATCAGCATTAGGTCTCATATACATCATCTCCTTTCTATTTATATTATATATAGGGTTTGTAAACTAATCAATAAAAAGGTTTAATTAAATTAAACAAAAATATTGACTAAATAGTTTAAAAATGTTAAACTAGTATCAGAAAGGAGGTAATGAAGTGAATGATTTGGAAAAGAAAATAAAAAAGCTGAGAAAATTGGTAGCACAATTAACTCAGCTCGTTTGGGACATAGGTTCGCTCCTAGCAGTCCTTAAGTTTATAATAGAAAGTCTTAGATGACTTTCTATTTATAAAACTATCATCATTCACTTTAAATAGCAATATGAAAAAAGAAATTTTTAAACTAATTATAAGCATCATTTGGCTTATTGTTGCTGTTTTTGGGGTATTTTTATTATTTATGGGTTAGGAGGTAGAATATGGCTTTTGATTACAGGAAACTGAAAGGTAGAATCATTGAAAAATATGGCAGTCAATTAAATTTTGCTGATGCATATGGTATTTCCGAAAATACATTATCATTAAAAATGCGTAATAAAGTAAGATTCACTAGCGATGACATAATTGCAATAAGCGATATGCTCGATATTCCCGAAAACGAAATAGGGTCTTATTTTTTTACAAAACAAGTTTAATAAAATTAAACTTCAAGGAGGAACAAAAATGAACGAAGTACAATTATTTAATTTTGAAAATCATGAAGTAAGAAGTCTTTTGATTAACAGTGAGCCTTGGTTTGTCGGAAAAGATGTGGCTGATGTGCTTGGGTATAAGAATCAAAATGATGCATTAAGTAAGCACGTTGACGGTGAAGATAAAGATACAATCGCGATTCGCGATTCTATCGGTAGAAATCGAAACACTCCAATAATCAACGAAAGTGGTCTTTATAGCTTAGTTCTCTCAAGCAAATTACCAAGCGCCAAGAAATTCAAACGCTGGGTAACATCTGAGGTGTTGCCAGCATTAAGAAAAACAGGGCAGTACCAAGTGAAGGAGTTAAGTGGCTCAGAATTAATGGCTAAAGCATTAATTGAAGCGCAGAATGTCTTAGCTGCTAAAGACAAACAGATTGAGGAGATGAAGCCTAAGGTGGTATTTGCTGATGCAGTAGCCACTAGCCACACATCAATCTTAGTTGGCGAACTTGCCAAAATCTTAAAGCAGAATGGCATTGAAATGGGTCAGAAGCGTTTATTTGCATGGCTCAGAGAAAAAGGCTATCTGATCAAGCGCCAGGGCACTGATTACAACATGCCTACACAGAAGGCTATGGAACTAGGTCTCTTTGAAATCAAGGAAGGCTCTTACGTCAACGGCTCAGGTGTAAACATCACTACTAAGACACCTAAGATTACTGGCAAGGGTCAGCAGTATTTCATTAACAAGTTCCTTCGATAGGAGAGTGATGAAAATGGATGAACTTAATATCTCTGTGGAAGAGGTTTGTAAGACAATCCACAAGAGCCGTGACTTCGTTATAAATGCAGTGCAGCAAGGCATGATGCCAGGTGCTGTGGTTGTTTCAAAAACAGGGATTAGAAGTGTTCACATTCCTAGAAAGGCTTTTGAAGCCTATATGAATGAATGGAACACAAGTCCAACCGATAAGGTTATTCAAGCATTATTTAAGAAGTATACAAAAAAATAGTGCTTAAGTTGCTCGTAGGCACCTAAGGCTAGGAGACAAATAATAATTCGTAGAATGAACTGCAATACATTTTTTTGATATCTCTCCTAATTGACTAAATTACTGTTACGTATACGGTCTCCTAGCGCTAAGTGCTTATGAGCACAAAAAAAAGAACACACGACTGCCATCGTGTGCCCTTAAAAAAGTATCAAAATTGCGTGTTAATTATAGCACAGAAGGAAGGATTTTCAAATGAACAGATTTGAAAAAATCATTATTATTGTCTCTAATCTAATTGTATTAGCAAGTTTCTTTTCAGGAATCGTCACAGGCAATAATTTAAATATCACAGAAATGAAGTTATTAAGTGTCGCTTCATTAAGCATGAACTTATTAGTGGTTGAGTACATGCTAGTTGTTATTAGAAATAAATAAAGGAGAAGAAAATTATGGAAAAGAAAGCATTTATTAGAGTTGAATCTGATGAAGTGGGAGCTCGCATCCACTAAAATGGCAGTAATTATCAAATGTTATTAATGATGTCATTATTAATTCAAGCTTTTAAAGACGGTCAATTAACAAATGAAGACAACCCAAATAATGAAACATTTAAACAAATCGTTGACTTCATTTTTAAGAAGCCAAGAGAAGCATCAATTGCACTTATTCATATTATCGGTGTTGATGGAGATTTAGATTTTTTATTCAAAAGTGAAAAGGAGAATAATTAAATGGATAAGATTAAGATTAATTCTCTTGAATTAGAGAATGTTAAAAGAATTAAGGCAGTACAGATTGAGCCATCTGAAAATGGCTTAACTATTATTGGTGGAAACAATAACAACGGAAAGACTTCCGTATTGGATGCCATCACTTGGTGTCTTGGCGGCAATAAATACAAGCCATCAAAGCCAACAAGAGAAGGAAGTTATGTTCCAGCATCACTAAAAGTGACTCTTTCAAATGGTATTGTGGTTGAAAGAAAAGGCAAGAACTCAGCCTTAAAGGTCACTGATCCAACAGGAATGAAGGCAGGTCAGAACCTATTAGACTCATTTATTAGTGAATTGGCTTTAAATCTTCCAAAGTTTATGAACAGTTCAGAAAAAGAAAAAGCTGACACATTACTTCATATTATCGGGATTGGTGACGAGTTAACTAAGTTGGATTTAAAGGAAAAGGCAGTTTATAACGATCGCTTAGCAATCGGAAGAATCGCTGATCAGAAATTAAAGCACGCTAAAGAGATGGTCCATTACGATAATGTACCCGACAAAATTGTTTCAGCTTCTGAGTTAATCGCTAAGCAGCAAGAAATGCTAGCAATCAATGGAAGCAATGAAAGAAAAAGAGCGTATCTTGCTGAATGTAAATCTAAGTCAAAAGCCATTGAAGAAAAGATGGAAGACTTAGACAGACAATTAAAAGCACTTAATGAAGAGTACTTGAAAGTTATCAAGGAAAGAGACAAGGCTGTTGTTGAAGTGTCTAGTCTAGTAGACAATCCTACAGATGAAATTGAAAGAAGCATCAAGGAGATTGATGATATAAACATCAAGGTTCGTACGAACCTAGAAAAGAAAAAAGCAAAGCAAGAAGCTAATGACCTTAAAAAGGAATATGCTTCTAAGTCACAGGAGTTAGAAGATATCAGAAAAGAAAAGGCTAGTTTATTAAATAATGCTGATCTTCCTCTTGAAGGTCTAGGAATCGAAAATGGAAAAATCACTTATCTTGGTCAAGAATGGGATAACATGAGCGGTTCACAGCAGCTAAAAGTGGCTACTGCTATCTGCAGAAAAATCAATCCTAATTGTGGCTTTATCCTGTTGGATAAATTGGAGCAGATGGATATGAACACTCTTACAGAATTTGGTGCTTGGCTAAAGTCTGAAGGACTACAAGCTATTGCTACACGAGTAAGTACAGGTGACGAGTGCTCAATCATTATTGAAGATGGCTATGTTGCCAAAAACAATTTAGAAAAAGAAAAGAAAGAAGAAGCAAAGACAGTTGCTAATTCTTGGGAAGGAGTGAAGTGGTAATGAATTTTGAAATCACAAAAGGAAAAATTAAAAAGCCTTATAAAGTAGTCGTATACGGTCCTGAAGGAATTGGGAAGTCAACATTTGCTTCTCATTTTCCTGACCCTTTATTTATCGATACAGAAGGATCTACTAGATCATTAGATATCAAGAGACTTCCTAAGCCAACATCTTATGAAATGCTCAAACAGGAGATTGATTACATCATTCAGAATAATACATCTATCTGTAGAACATTAGTCATTGATTCAATCGACTGGGGAGAATCATTAATCGTTCAGGATATATGCAATAAATATCAAAAGAAAGGCATTGAAGATTTTGGTTACGGAAACGGCTACGTCTACACAAAAGAAGAGGTCGGAAGACTTCTCAATAGATTGGAAAATGTAATTGAAAGTGGAGTGAATGTCGTTCTTACTGCACATGCTCAGATTAGAAAATTTGAAAAACCAGATGAAAGTGGTGCTTTTGATAGATATGAATTGAAGCTAGGGAAGAAAACCGCTTCACAGACTGCACCTCTTGTAAAAGAATGGGCTGACATGGTTCTATTTGCAAATTATCAGACATTTGTCTCAAAAGATGAAAAAGGCAAAACAAAAGTATCAGGCAATAGAAGAGTGATGTATACAGTTCATAATGCTTGTTGGGATGCCAAGAACAGGGACGGCCTTCCAGAAATGTGCGACTTTGATTATAAAGTCATTAAGCCAATCATTGAAGAACCATTGAATAATGTTTCTAGCGCTCCTGTAAATGAAAAACCACAAACACAAGTGAATGTGCCTGTTGAACCAAAAGAGCCACAGATTGAAGAAAATAAGCCTGTAAGTGCTATTGATTTTGGCTCTGAAGAATATCAGAAGATTCCTTCTAAAGTAAGAGACTTGATGAAATGTGACAGTATATCAATTGAAAAACTAAAAGAAGTCATCTTCTTAAAGGGATTCTTCCCGAAAGATACTCCAATCGAAAATATGCCTAATGACTTCTGGGAATTTATCGCCAGCAATTGGAGCAACTTAAAAGACTTTATTACAGAAACAGAAATTCAATTTTAAAAGGAGATTAAGAAATGGATAACAATTTTAATAACTACAATCAAAATAACTACAATCAGAACGGATTTAACCAAGCACCGCAAAATGATGGCGCTATAGGCTGGGGTGATGAAATCACAGCTGAAGCCAAGGAATACACATTATTGCCAATTGGCAATTATCAATTCATTATCAAAGATAATTTTGTTAGATCAAAAACATCAGGTAAAGGAAAAATTCCTGTGGTATGTAACAAAGCAGACATTACTTTAACAATCAATTATGAAGGAAAAGAAGTAAAAGTGCAAACTTCTTTAGTTCTTCACAAATCCTGTGAATGGAGAATTGCCCAATTCTTCGAATGTATCGGGATGAAGCAGAAAGGAGTTCCGTTCCGCCCTGATTGGAATAATATTGTTGGGAAAACAGGAATGGTCAAAATTTCTCACAGAGAATATAACGGTTCAACTTACAACGATGTAAAAGAATTCGTGATCAGTGATACTCCAGCACCAGCACAGCCACAGACCTGGGGAAACAATAGCTGGAAATAATGGAATTAAGACCATATCAACAAAAGGCTCATGATGCCATATTCACAGAGTGGGAAGAGAAGGGAACTCAAAAAACCCTTCTCGTTCTTCCCACAGGCTGTGGAAAAACAATAGTGTTCGCAAAAGTGGCTGAGGATTGTGTTAAAAAGGGAGATAAAGTTCTTATTTTAGCACACAGAGGAGAATTACTAGAGCAGGCATCTGACAAAATAAAGAAAGTGACAGGGCTTGGATGTGCAGTTGAAAAGGCTGAACAGACTTGTCTTGGCAAATGGTTTCGAATTGTAACAGGCAGTGTTCAGACATTGCAGAGTGACAAAAGATTGTATAAGTTTTCGAAAGATTATTTTGACACAATAATCATCGATGAAGCCCATCACGTATTAAGTAATGGGTATCAGAAAGTGCTGGAATATTTCAATAGCGCAAAAGTACTTGGAGTAACTGCTACTCCCGACAGGGGAGATATGAAAAACTTAGGCTCTTATTTTCAGACTTTGGCATACGAGTATACTTTACCAGAAGCGATTAAAAGCGGGTATCTAGTGCCAATCAAAGCATTGACTATACCACTGACTTTGGATTTATCAAGCGTTTCAATGAGTGCTGGAGATTTCAAGGCAAGTGATATTGGTAGCGCACTAGATCCATATTTAGAAGGTATTGCCAGTGAAATGGAAAAGTACTGTAAGAATAGAAAAACAGTCGTATTCCTTCCATTGATTTCTACATCTCAAAAGTTTGTTGAAATTTTAAATAAGCATGGCTTCAAAGCCACTGAAGTAAATGGTAATTCCAAAGATAGAAATGAGATCACAAAAGACTTTGCAGAAAATAAATACAATGTCCTTTGCAACTCTATGTTATTAACAGAAGGATGGGATTGTCCTGATGTGGATTGTGTCATTGTACTAAGACCAACAAAAGTAAGAAGTCTTTATTCTCAGATGGTTGGAAGAGGTACAAGACTTTCACCTCAGACAGGAAAGAAAGATTTACTTTTATTGGATTTCCTCTGGCACAGTGAAAGACATGAATTATGTCATCCGGCATCACTTATCTGTAACAGTGATGAAGTCGCTAGAAAAATGACTAAGAACTTAGAAGACAGCGCAGGAATTGAGATGGATATTCAAGAAGCCGAAGAAGAAGCTTTGAAGGATGTCCAAGAAGAACGTGAAGAAGCACTTGCTAAGCAGCTAAAAGAAATGAGAAAACGCAAGAAGAAACTAGTGGACCCTTTGCAGTACGCAATGAGCATACAGGCTGAAGACCTGCAGAATTACATTCCTTCTTTTGGCTGGGAATGCGCTCCAGCAAATGAAAAGCAATTGAAGTATTTAGAAGCACATGGGATTGAATCTAATGAAGTTCCTAATGCTGGATATGCTTCAATGCTGATTGATAGATTGAAGTTAAGAAGTAAAGAGGGACTAGCTACTCCAAAGCAAGTGAGATTCCTCGAAAGAAAAGGATTTAGAAATGTCGGAACTTGGAAGTTCAAGGATGCTAATTCTATGATTTCTAGAATTTCTGCAAATAGCTGGAGAATTCCAAAAGGAGTACAAGCTTCTACTTATAAGCCAGAAGGAGTTGAATAAGAATGAAACAATACAATCTATTAGAGTTACTTGACTATATCAACCCTTCTGAACTTTCCTATCAGGAATGGACTAATGTTGGAATGGCCCTCAAGCACGAAGGATATGAAGCAAGTGACTGGGATTCCTGGAGTGCTCAGGACTCTGAAAGGTATAAAAGAGGAGAGTGCTTCACAAAATGGAATTCCTTTAATGAGACAGCAGGGGACATTGTGACAGGTGGAACAATCTTCGATTATGCTAAAAAAGGTGGTTTCGTTCCTCCAAAAAAAATAGATCCTAATGAGGGCGTTCTTGGTTGGGAAGATGAAATTGGCAATATTATAGATAAGGACTCTATAGATAGTATTGAACTTAATGAGCCTAGTGATTCGAATTGGAATCCAGCAAATGAGTTAATCAGATACTTGACTACTCTATTCGATACAGATGAATATGTTGGCTTCGTGGTTTCCTCGATAGAAAACGAAAAAGGAAAATTCATTCCTGGAAACCGCGGAAACTTCAGAATGACAGCAGGGCAGATTGTTGAAGGACTTCATTCATGCAATGGTGACATTGGAGCAGTGATTGGAGACTACAATCAAGCAGCAGGTGCATGGATTCGTTTCAATCCATTAAATGGCGAAGGTGTTAGAAATACTGATATAGCATCATTCAAATACGCTCTTGTAGAATCTGACAGTTTGGACATTGGCAAGCAGTTGTCTATTATTCATCAGTTAGAACTGCCTGTTGCAGCAGTTGTATACAGTGGCGCCAAATCAATACACGCTATAGTCAAGGTTGATGCTTCAGATAATAAAGAATATAGAGAAAGAGTAAGTTACTTATATAAGATATGCGATAAGAACGGACTTGAAGTTGACAGTCAGAATAAGAATCCATCAAGACTTTCGAGAATGCCTGGATGTATTCGTGGCGATCATAAGCAGTTCATTATTGAAACTAACACAGGAAAAGAAACGTGGTCTGACTGGGTCGAATGGGTTGAGTCAATGAATGACGATTTACCTGATGAAGAAAATCTGGCCGATGTATTATTCAATCTTCCTGATTATGCTGAAGAATTGATTGAAGGAATCTTAAGACAAGGGCATAAGATGCTTCTTGTCGGCCCTTCCAAGTCAGGTAAGTCATTCTCTCTGATAGAATTGTGCATCGCAATTGCTGAGGGCACTAAATGGATGGGCAGACAATGCAAGCAGGGAGATGTGTTATATGTCAATTTTGAATTGGACAGGGCCTCATGTCTTCATAGATTTAAAGATGTCTATCAGACTTTAGGATTGACCCCCAACAATGCAAATAGAATTTTTATCTGGAACTTGAGAGGGAAGACCCCTGCTCTTGATCAATTAGTACCAAAACTAATCAGACGAGCAGAAAAGAAAAAATATATCGCTGTAGTAGTTGACCCTATTTATAAAGTCATTACTGGAGACGAAAACAGTGCTAGTGAAATGGCTAAGTTCTGTAATCAGTTTGATAAGATAGCAGATGCGCTTGGTGCATCTGTCATCTATGCACATCACCACTCTAAAGGTGCACAAGGTGGCAAGAAGTCAATGGACAGAGCAAGCGGTTCAGGAGTTTTTGCAAGAGACCCTGATGCGCTGCTAGATATGATTGAGTTGGATATGAATAAAGAAGTTAAGGAACACTTTATCAATGAAGCAAGAGTTGAAGCAATGCATGCTGTGCTTGATAAGTATGTGCCTAAGTGGAAGACTTACATCTATCAGACTAAGAAAACAGATGATCATGATTTTGAAGCAATGAATGACTACTGTGCTGAAATGCTTGGATTTGAACAGATGAACGAATTACAGTATCTGACTGAATTAAAAGTTGATGAAGCTAAACATATCACTGCCCTTCAGATATCAGGAACTCTTAGAGAGTTCGCTACGTTCGACCCTATCAACTGCTTCTTTAAATATCCTATTCACTTCTTGGATAATGGCAACTTGCTAAAAGGGTGCCGTCCTGAAGGTTCAAAGAAAAAGTCTAAGTTCGAAAAGATGAACGAAACTAATAAGAAGAAACAGGATGAAAATATTGAATTATTCTTAAATGCTTTTGAACAGTTAAATCATGATGGTCAGGTTACTGTAAAAGAACTCGCTGAAAGTGGATTAATGATGGGGAAGACACACAGTTCAATCGCTCACGCTATACCTAGATGGATTAAAAATGGAAGTCTAGAAGGATTTGAATACACTAAAGGAATTGTAACAAAAGCGTAGTGCCACGTGTTCGTGCCACGCTATATATAAATATATATATGGCACGTTCACTATTGCTAATTGAAAATACGAATATAGGGGAGTTGTGAAACTCTCCCCTATATGTATTTCCATTATCAAGTAAATAGTGATTTTTGAAAGAATTGAGGTATAAACAATGCAGTTTTTTATAAAGATGATTCCTCCGACAATTACAGCACAGGAACACAGAATCGGAAGATATGGAGTATATAAAAGTCCTGAACAAAAACAGGCATACGTTAAGTTAAGAGATGCAATCGCGCCTTACGCTCCTAGCACTCCGATTGATCACGCTTGCCAGTTGATTGTTAAATGGTGCTTTCCTTTAAACAAGAGTCACAAAGTGGACGGCGAATATAAATACACAAAGCCTGATACTGATAATTTAAATAAGATGTTAAAAGACATCTTAGAAGAGTTAGGCTTCTACACTAATGACTCAAGAGTGGCTTCCGAAGTGATTGAAAAATTTTGGAGCGCTGTTCCAGGAATCTACATATCATTAGAGGAACTATGAAATACGTATATAAGAAAGTCGATTATTATTCCATGCATCAGCTAATGGATTTAATCGAGCAGTTAAAAAATGAATATCAAGTTATAGGATATGAGGCATATGCACAAGAACAGTATGCAGTATTGACTTTATATCATAAGAAAGAGGAGAAAAACAAATGGAAAAATTATATCTGGTAAAATTAGGAAAATTATATGTAACTAATACATCAAGTGATTCAGTAAATTTAAAGGAAAGTGCAGAAAAGGCAAAAGTGTTCACTGATGAGTTAGAAGCTGAAACCTTAGCTAATATTCTAGGTGCTCAGTTGATCACATTCGTTTTGGAGGGTTAAAGAATGTTTAAAGAAATAGGAAGAGTAGTGGAATTATTAAAATACCCACAAAGCATAATTTTAGGATTAGATAAGGTGGCACATATTAATAGTGATGACCTAACTCTCACTATTACATCAGAAGAATGTGCTGAACTAATCCAATCTATTACAAAAGTAAAAAGATATGGATTTCATGATAAATATGAAGAAAATTTACACGAAGAAGTGGCTGATGTGCTTATCTGTATTGCTGAGTTAGTATGCTTAGGCTACTTGGATATTGATAAAGTCAGAGACTACCAAAAATTGAAGATCAACAGAGAGATAGAACGAGCAATCCAGAAAGAAGAAGAACTCAGAAAGGAGACAGAAAAGCATGGAACTTGTGAGTGATGAAAAACTAGAAGCAGTCGCTGACTTCTTGGCAGATGATGAAGTGTTTGGAATTGCTCCATGTTCGCATTTTAATAATTCTCTAAAAAGAAATAGAGTTAACGTTCCTTGTGATATTGGGGACTGTGACGGAGACTGCCCATTTTACTCAAAAGAAAACTTTATCAAGTGGATTAAAAAACCAGACAGTATATATGATGTTGAAAGTTTAGAGAAGCCTAAGCAAGAAAATTTTATTGAATTTGACCGTTTCGGTGACGGACATGTTAACGATTTTCGCTATGCCAAAGCATTGGAACAGTACTGCAATGATTTAGAGAACGTTCTTGCAGACACAGAATATGATCTAGAATCTTCTGAATGTGATAATAGAGAACTAGCTAATAAGTTAGAAAAGATTAGAGGTGTTCTTGATGGGTCGCATTGAAGTAGATGAAGAGAAATTGAGACGTTTCGTTAATGCGTCTTTATTTACTTGTATGGATTTGAATTATCACCTTTTTAAGTATAAGAGTTGTACCATTAGGTGTCAGGACTGCCCTTTGACTACTGTTGAAAGCACTATAGAATGGCTTAAAGAGGAGTGATCATTATGAGTTATAGCATTGGCATTTATGTAAAAGTTGAAGGCTGCGATAAATTCGCAGAAATCGCATATCCATTTCTTTCTTCTCCTAGTTACAACTTAGGAAAATTATTTAGAAGCTGCATGAATTGGAATTTTAACTCTAGTGAATATTACAGATGCGATCATGCGTTAGAACACCTAAACAAAGGAATTAAAGAATTAACGCAAAACCCTTATGGGTACGCTGGGTTAATACCCGGAAATAATTGGAGGGAAACGCCTAGAGCCCTCAATGCATTACTTTCAATAAGAGAATGCATTTTAAAACAGGCTGAAAATATTCCACTAGAATGCATGTATATGAAATGGGAGTGATTAATATGTTAAATGCAGAAAGATTTAAGAAAGAAATATTAGAAAATTCAAATGCTGTTTTTGATTTTTCAATGAGCAAGGATAAGCATACAATTAAGAAATGCCTTGGCGTTTGTGATGATTGTTTCTTTCACGAAGCAGGAGATCACTGCTCGAATATTAAAGTTAAGTGGCTCTTATCAGAGTACAAAGAGCCTATCAAGGTATCTAAGTTAGAATATGATATTTTGAAGTATCTTTCTGACAATACAAGACACATGTATATCGCTAGAAATGAAAACGGCGCCCTTTATGTTTTTGATGTCGAACCAGTGAAAAATAAGGTCAATAATTTGTGGACAGGCCGTGGTGCAAGTTGGCTTGGAGTATTTAACAAATTATTCCAATTCGTGCAGTGGGAAGACTCAAAGCCTACATCAATTAACAATGTGCTTAAGAATTGTGAGGTGGTTGAGAGTGATTTATAAAGAAATATTAGATATGGTATCAGATTCAGCATATAACAAATTCATTCACGGCCTTGATTATGACGGATTGAAAAGTACGATTGTCGAATGTGCAACCAAAATTTACATTGCACAAATGCAACTTGAAAAGGAAAAATTACAAGAAGAATATGACGATCTTTATGAGGGACATGACAAACTTTCTTATGAATGGGCACAATTAAAGAAAGAAAATAGAGAACTTAACAAAAAATACAATGAACTTCTTGAAGATTTTAACAGAATTAACAGCGAACCTCTTCTAAGAAAAATGACTATTGCTGAACTGAAGGAAAGGGGATTTTTAAGAAATGAGAGTAAATGAAGTGTTGACAAGAGTCGATGAAGATGAACTCTTTGACATTAGATGTAAAAGTTGGAATTTTTGTATACAAGGAACAAAATGGGAAATCACTCATAGTGACACATTCATGGATAACCATTTTGGAGATATGTTAGTAACTCATATTGAAGTAAATGATTTGCCAAGAGGTCACGCAATCACGCTGTTGGTTGATTAAGAAGGAGTTCATAAGATGATATTTGTGTTCATTACGTTCATGATCATTCTTTGGATGATTATGATGTCTGGTTAAAGGAGATTGGATATGATGATTTGGATTATAATAATAGCAGCAGTGCTTATTTGGATCTTGATGACTGCATAATTTTTCGGAGGTGTATGAATGACTACAGAAGAAACTAAACAGTATTTGAAAAACTACAAGAACATGATGCATAGAATAGAATATATTGATAACAAGCTAATTAATGTAAAATCAATACCTTATGATGATTCTTCAGTAGGATCATACGCAGAGCCAAAAACAAATAACGATTACATCATGATGAAGGATAAGTATCTTAAAGAAATGAGCAGTATAAGAGCATCAGTTGAAAGCATAGAAGATATGACTCTAAGAGATGTGTTGTTCTATCGATACATAGAATGCTTAGAGATATATGACATTGCTGATATCATGGATTGTTCTAATACATCTGTATTTGCTTATCTGCGTGATGCGATTAAAGAACTTTCAATTATTCTTGATTAATTCTTATTAAACTGTATTAATCTGCATTAATCAGAAGCGCACAGCACTTAAAAAGGTGCTAGTATGGTATTAGACAGAAATATATATAAGAGGGCCGGACTAAAACAGTTTGGTCCTTTTTCACATTAAGAATCATTAAGGAGGTGTATTAGTTGTATGACAGAAAAACAGAGACTGTTTGCAGATGAGTATCTGAAAGATCTAAATGGGACGCGTGCTTATAAAACGATATACACTACTATCAAGAATGATAATGTTGCAGCAGTAAGAGCAAATACACTTCTTAAGCAGAAAGATATTTCTGATTATATAAGCAAAAGACTTGAAGAAATTCATAATGAGAACACGGCTGACATCCAAGAAGTGATGGAGTATCTTACATCTGTCCTTAGAGGAGAATCAGCCTCAGCGGTATTAATGATGAGTGGCAATGGTATGCAGAAGGTCACTGAGAAGCCTCCGGATGAGAAGGAAAGGCTTAAAGCTGCAGAGCTTCTTGGAAAGAGATTCGGCATGTTCAAAGATAATGTCGATATTACATCGAACGGCAAGACAGTAATCGTGGATGATATAGATGAAAGTTAGTTTAAAGTCCATTATTGGTCCTGCTTTCTATGAAGTTCATAAGCATGTAAAAAACAATGACTACACGCATTATTGGCTAAAAGGTGGGCGTGGCTCTTTAAAATCTTCTTTTATCGGTGTTGAGATACCTTTAGGCATTATGAGAGATGCACAGCGAGGTGTTATGAGTAATGCAGTTGTTATGAGACGAGTTAAAGATACGCTCCGAGATTCGGTATATGAACAGATTAAGTGGGGTATCTATAAGTTAGGTGCTCAAGATGATTGGTTAATACCTGAGTCTAAATTAAAAATGACTTATATGCCAACAGGTCAGCAGATAATATTCAAGGGTGCCGATGAACCTAAAAAAATGAAGTCAACAAAGGTCCATATAGGTTATGTTAAATATGTCTGGTATGAAGAATGCGACGAATTCGAAACATACGATAAAATAACCAATATCAATCAGTCACTTCTTCGTGGTGGACATGAGTATTGTGTCTTTTATTCTTTCAACCCTCCCGAATCACAACGTAATTGGTGCAACAGGCAAGTTCTAGTGAAAAGGGATGATACATATGTCTCTCACACAACTTACTTACAGGCACCACCTCAGTGGCTGGGGGAGCAGTTTCTAATAGAAGCCAACCATATGAAGGAGACAAAGCCTGATAAGTATAAGCATGACTATCTAGGTGAGGTAACCGGTACAGGTAGTGAGGTTTTCACAAACCTAGATATACGTGAGATAACCGACGAGGAAATACAGGTATTCGATAGATTAAAAAACGGATTGGACTTTGGTTACGCTGGTGACCCATTAGCATATGTCAAAGCAAACTATGACAAGACGCGCAGGCGTCTTTTTATTTTTGGCGAAGTATATGGAACTAGACTATCAAATGCCAAGGCCGTCAAACTTATCAAGGAGATCAACCCACTCAATAAGCTAGTAACTGCTGATTCAGCTGAGCCAAGAACCATTAATGAATTCAAGTTATTAGGTCTCAATATCATCGGTGCAAAGAAAGGCGCTGACAGTGTAGACAATGGAATAAAGTTCCTTCAGGACTTGGACAAGATAATCATAGACCCTGTTAGATGCCCCAATGCTGCACGTGAATTCAATGACTATGAAATCGAAATGGATAGAGACGGCAACCTTAGAGGGGACTTCCCCGACAGAAACAACCACACTATAGATGCGGTTAGATATGCTATAGAAAATGAAATCCTTATGAAAAAGGCAAGAGCAGGAAAGAGGAGATTTTAAAAGATGTATTATACTTTCACGATTCCACGAGAAGAATTCGACGAGACAAACATAGACAGAAGCATGATTCTTCGTCTCATTAGTAAGCATTATAGTATTCGTGCTCCTGAGATATTGAAGAATGTCGGCTATTACTTTGGTAAGCATGCCATCATGAACAGGAAAAAGAAGTTCAAGAACCAGCCGAACAATAAGATCATGGTAAACCATGCTAAAGATATATCAGATACAGCAACAGGCTATTTTCTTTCAAACCCTATCACATTCAAGAAGAATACAGAAGACGGCAATATTGACAAGCTGACAGGTGCTTTTGTTGATGCTGAAACAGATGATACAGATTCATGTAATGCCATCAATATGTCACGTGCTGGTGTCGCTTATGAGTATGTTTACTTATGTGAGCATGAAAGCAAGCTGATGACCAAGACACTTGACCCATTGTCAACGTTCAAGGTTTTCGATGCTTCAATTGAGCAGCATGAACTATTCAGTGTTTATTATTCGATTGAAAAAGATGATTCTACTGACAGGTTCAATATCATCGCAACAGTAACAACTGAGAACTATGTCACAAGAATCGGAATCACTTGCAATGAGGAATTCGAAAAAGGCGAGTTTTCAGAACTAGGTGAGCCTTACCCACATTTCTTAGGTGAGGACCCTATCATTGAGTATAGAAACAACATGGACTGCATTGGAGACTATGAACAGCAGATTTCTCTAATTGACGCATACAATACATTATGCTCTGACAGAATCAATGACAAGGAGCAGTTCATTGACGCAGTGCTTGTTGTCTATGGCGCTCTTTTAGGTGATGACGATGAAGAAGCAACAAAAGCGCTCCAGGCTATCCGTAAGAATGGTGTTATGGAACTTCCTAGTGATGCACGCTCTGAATATCTGACTAGAACATTTGACGAGAACGCAGTGGAAACACTCAAGCGCTCAATAAAGGAAGATATCTATTCACTTTCTCATGTTCCTAATCTGACAGATGAAAACTTTGCTGGCAACAGTTCAGGCATTGCTATTCAATATAAGCTTCTAGCACTTGAGACCCTCACAAAGACAAAAGAGAGATATTACAAGAAAGGGCTTAAGAAGCGTATAAGAATGTTCTGTACTTATCTCAATCTAAAGGCAATTGCTGCTGATCAGTCAATGATTGAGCCTGTATTTACAAGAGGACTCCCACAGAACCGTCTTGAATTATCACAGATCATTGCGAACCTTAAAGGTGTTGTATCAACTAAGACACTTCTTGCATTGCTTGACTTTGTTTCAAACGTCGATGATGAAATGAAAGAAGTCAAAAAAGAACAACAGGAAGCACTTGAAACACAGAAGCAGTTATTTGATACCGAAAATCAGAATACTCCTCCAGAAGATGAAGAAGAAACAGAGGAGCATGAGAACGATGATAATGATGATGACCAAGACAAGGAATAATAGTGCTCTGTTATGACTAACATTAAAAACATAAAGTACTGGGAGATGCGAGAAGCAAGGAACATGTACAAGGATATGCAGTTAGCTGAGGACTGCGCCAAAGAGTTGAGCGTAATCTATAGCAAGGCTGCAATCTACACTGCCAAGCAGATTGAGGGAATATTCAATAGATTCGCTTCAAAAACATCATCTGAAAAGGACGAGGCTATTAATCTTCTTTCAGAGGCTGACAGCAGAAATTTCGAAAAACTGCTTGAAGCATACAAGAATAAGACAGGCGCCCAAAAAAGAGAGGTGCTAGCAGAATTGGAAGCCCCAGCATATAAGAACCGTATGAAGAGGCTTGACGATATCAACAAGTCAATTAATAAGCTGATTAATGCCATTGCATCCAAGGAAAGAGATGCCATAGGCAAGACAATGCGACAGGTCTATGAAAGCAGTTATCACCATGCAGTATATGAAGCTGCAAGAATGAGCGGTCTAGATCTTCAGACAGGCCCTATTGATGAAGGCGCTCTTGAAACCATTTTGAAAAAGAAATGGTCAGGACAGAACTATTCAGAAAGAGTATGGAACAATACTCAGAAGGTCGCTGATGCGCTAAAAGAGGAGTTCATGATAGGAGCACTCACAGGAAAGACAGAGAAGGAAATGACCGACTCAATCAACGAACAGTTCCTATCAGGTAGAAATAGAGCTAGAAGACTTGTAAGAACTGAATCATCATACATTCACAATGAAGCACACTTCCAGGCTTACAAGGATTATGGCATAGAGGAGTATAGATTTGTTGCAACACTAGACCTTAGAACGTCCCTAATTTGCCGTGAGAGGGACGGAAGTGTATACATGGTGAATGATAAGAAGATAGGTGTAAACGCCCCTCCAATGCACCCATGGTGCCGTTCTACAACTATTATGAATCTTGATGATGAAACTATGCATAATCTAGAAAGATTTGCTAGAGACCCTGTCACAGGTGAAAGAATGAAGGTTCCAGCAGATGAAACTTATAAAGAGTGGTATCATAGAATGGTTGAAAAGCATGGTGCTGAAGCAATTAATACTGCTGAGAAATCAATCAAGAATTATTCTAGTGATAAGAAGCAGTATAAAGAATATGCCAATTTATTAGGAAATGAAAATGTACCTCTATCACTATCGAAATTTCAAAGTTTGAAGTATAATAATCCTGATGAATGGAAACATTTGAAAAGTTTTTATAAATTCAAACAGTTGAATCCAAAGTTAACATACAATGATTTTTTATTGCATTCTATTAGGAATTATGCTCCAGGTGTTCCTCAGTTACCAGAAAAGGTGAAAGGATATGCCTTGAAAGATGATGAAGCAAAAAAAGATAAGAATCATTTATTTGATAGAATGCTAGAAAGAAACATTACTTCTGATGAGTTGCAAGAATATGTAGACAATGCATTAGTGATGTTCAATCAATGGAATGGGAAAAGGAAATTATTTATTTCTGAGAAAGGGGCTTCTGTTGTTATGCTGAGAGGCGATAAATGGATATTTAAAACAGGTATGAAGTATACTGATTACGGCGATAATTATATGGCTATATTGGAGGTGCTTAAACGATGGAAAAAATAGATAACGTTGATTTTGAAGAAGATAGATATTGCCCTGTATTTAATCGAATCATTGATTGTGAGTGGTGTTATGAATCTCTTATGGGAATATCCAAATTAGCAAAAAAAAGCGCCATTAAGGAATTAGACGAAATATCTGATGATAAAATGGAAGATGCGTTTCAAAAATGCAAAAAGTGTAAGTATAGTGAATTAACAGATTGATATCAATTATTTTTTGAAAAAAGGAGAACAACATGGCAAGGGATGATTATCATGTAATTGTTTATCAGATTCTATCCTACCTGTATATGCAGCTAAAGCAAGGCAAGGATATTGATGCATCACTCATAAGACATGACAGTAAATATCTGCAGATCAACAGAAAGTACTGGACTTATGTCATTGTGAATCTGTTGAATGAGGGATATATCAGTGGGATAGTAATTGACCAGGATATAGATGAAAACATAGAAATATACAACCTTGATAAATGTGAGATTACACCAAAAGGAATAGAATACCTTACTGATAATTCAACTATTGAAAAAGCCAAGCGATTCATGAAGGACTTGAAAGACATATTACCGTTCGTATAAGCCGACTATCTAGTCGGTTTTTATATTGCCCAATTTCAAGAAAGGAGAACCATATGGCTGAAGGATTGAAACCACATCATCACCAGTACTTTGAGTATGACTGTAAAAGTCATTTTGACAGCCGTAGGCACGTCATTGTTAAGAAGGTGACATATATGTGTATGATATGCGGAAAACTCTCACACGAGACATATGAAGAGTACTGTCCGCCTCCCAAGGAAAGAAAACCTAAAGCATTGATGAAATACAGAAGCAGACAGAAGAGCGGTTGATGTTCTTCTTTTTTTCTGTTTGTCCATAACGTGCATATGACATTAAAAGGTGCATGGATATAACAGTCATACGGACTATAAACGGAGGAATTAAGTTATGGAATACATTAAGAATATGATGCCTTTGAACCTTCAGCTTTTTGCGGAAGAAGGGGAAGAGGGGGAAGAAGATACAGGCGATGAAGGGAATCCCGATAATGCGCAGTCAGGTGAACCGGAAGATGGTAAAGCCAAAGTAACAACCCTCACAGAAGACGATGTGGACAGAATCGTCCAGAAGAGACTTGCCCGTGCAAGAAAGAAGTGGGATAAGGATCATACGGAAGCCGAAAGGCTTCAAAAGATGACAGATGATGAAAAGAAGCAGTATGAGGAAGACAAGAGAAAAGAAGAACTTGACAATAGAGAAGCAGCAATTACTCGTAGAGAACTGACTGCAGTTGCCAAGGAACAGCTTAATGCTGCAGGAGTACCAGCGGACATGGCTGACTTTATTGACTACACTGATGCTGATTCCGTAAATGAATCTGTCAAGAGACTCTCTAAAGCATTCAAGGGAGCGGTTCAGCAGTCTGTTGATGACCGATTAAAAGGGAAAGCACCTTTAGACAAGGCAAAAAACAATGTATTGACTGCTGAAGAAGAGAATGCAAGAAAGGCATTCGCAAATGCACTTAAATTTTAGAAAAGAGGTATAGAACATGGCAATTAACACATTAGAGTATTCAACTATTTTTCAGACTGAATTAGATAAACAGATGGAGCATCTCACTCTTACGTCATGGATGGATGCCAATGCCGGACAGATTAAGTATGACGGTGGTGCAGAGGTAAAAATCCCTAAGATGTCATTAGTGGGCTTAGGAGACTATAACAGAGACGAAGGATATAAACAGGGTGCTGTTACTCTTGAATATGAAACATTAAAAATGACACAGGACCGTGGAAGAAAGTTCCTTCTTGATGCAATGGATGTAAATGAAACTAACTTTGTGGCATCTGCTGGCACTGTCATGGGTGAATTCCAGCGTTTACATGTTGCCCCTGAAGTAGATGCTTATCGTATTTCTAAGGTTGTTTCTGATGTTACAGAAAAGAAATCAGCCAACATCCTAACAACTGCATTGACTGAACAGAATATTCTTTCTGAATTAGAAAAGGCAGCGGATACTATCCGTGATAAAGGATATCAGGGTGATATCATCTGTCATATTACATATGACACTTTAAGATTATTAAAGGAAAAGATGGTAAACAGCAACCTTACATCAGGTAAATTAACTATTGGAAATATCACATTAGACATCTATAAGCTTGATGAAATCACATTCATTCCTACACCAAAGAACAGAATGTATTCAGCTATCAAGGTTGATGCTGGAGCAACAAAAGACGCAGGTGGATATACAAAGGGTGAAACTGCTAAGAATGTAAACTTCTTAATGGCGCCAATCAATAGTGTTATCGGTGTTACTAAACAGGACAAGACAAGAGTATTTGACCCTGATACTAATCAGGATGCGAATGCTTGGCAGATTGACTATAGAAGATATCATGACTGCTGGGAAAAGGACAACATGCTTGACCTAATCATTGCTAACGTCTCAGCTGATGCATAATGATCATTGTAAAAAGAATCAACGTTGAAAGGGCCATCCATGAGGATGACCTTCAGCGTTATACAGAACAGGGATATCGTGTCATTGAAGACAAGAAGAATGATGAAGATACTCCTGTAGAAAACAATGAAGTGACGGACCTCAACGATATGACTGTTGACCAGTTAAAGACTATTGCAAAGGAAAAGGGCGTTAGCGGATATTCTAGTCTTGTTAAAAAGGAATTGGTCGCAGTTCTCACTAAGATGCAGGAGGAGTAATCTATGGATCTAGTTGAGATTGTTGCTGAAAGAACAGGAACGAGTCAGGAGCGTGCAAAAATCTATGTTGAAATGGCAAAACAGCGTGCTCTTGCACATACAAACCGCACTGTATACATCACTACAATGGATTTCTGTGTGGCTGATCTAGCATGTGCCATGTACTTCAGAGAGGGCATGGTCGGAGAATCATCACATTCAGAAGGTGGCATCACATCTACTTTTCAGTCTTCCACTTATGAAGATATTCTCTCAACTATCAACAACTTGAGACTGATTCGTGCAGGAGGAATCGTTCACGAAAAGAAGCCGGAGGGGAACCAATGAGACTTTCATCGCTTAAGAACTATTCTGTATATGAGCCTGTCATCGAAAAAGATGGTGAAGGTGTTACTACTGAAAAGTGGATCAAGAGAAAATCAATGCTTCTTGAGATATGGCCTGCATCCGGTAAATTACAGGCTGAAATGTACGGGGAGAGACTGAACTACATTCTTAATATGATTCTTCCTAAGAATAAGGATGATGATTTCAGACCCACTGAAAAGTGGGGAGTGAATGTTTATAATCAGTCAATCGATGAACCGGATTACAGAATCATCAGCATGAAGGAATATAACAGACATTATCTATATGAACTGGAGAAAATTATTAAATGAGTCTCAATGGTGCTAATGAGCTATTTAGAACGCTTCGCGCTATAGATGCAGTTCTTGAGAATCCTGAACAGGTTCTCGGAAAGGCTGCGGAAACAATCAGAGGTGGATGCGTTCTTGAGTGTCCTGTTAATGATGGTGAATTAAGAAACAAAGGCATAAAGACAAGAGTTGAAGGTGATAAAGGGTATGTCTATACCACATTGCCATATGCTCAATATGTCGAATTCGGAACAGGTCGAAAAGGTGCTGCAGACCATGCTGGAATATCTCCATATGTACATCCCTCTTATACCATGGAGCCTTGGTGGATTCCGGAAGATAAGCTATCAGAAAGTGCGATAAAGCATTATCATTGGGTAGTTATTGAGGTTGATGGAAAGAGATATTACAGGTCGGATGGACAGCCTGCACAGCCATTCATGTACCAGGGAGCAAAGAAGACTGAAAAGAAAGCAGTGAAGGATGCTGGTATATTAATCAGCCAGTTAATTGAAAAGGATTAAAAACATATGATCAACATTAAAGATAAAGTATATAAGGTTCTGACAGATGAAGGCCTTGAAGTCACTGACATCTATCCAAAAGACTGGGCTAAGCTTCCAGCCGTTCAGTATGTTGAGGAAGATAACAGCGTGGCAGAATGGACGGATGACAAGGAGCAGACATCACATGTCCTTTACAGAATCGAAATCTGGGATACTAAGAGTACATCGGATACAGCCTTGAAAGTTGATAAGGCATTATCAGCAATGGGGCTAAAGAGAGTATCATGCAGAGATATTGATGATGCATCAGGACTTAGACACAAGAAAATGAGTTATGAAGCATATTATGATAGTGATTACATCTATCATGGTATGTAAATGATAAGGAGGAATTATATAATGCTAGCAAATGGCGCTAAATTATCTTATGACAAGACAAACAAGGGAACTTCTTTTACTGACCTTCCAGGGTTAAAGAAGATTCCTGATATGGGTATTGAAAAAGAAAAAGTTGAAAACTCTTCACTTGATGATGCAGTTAAGGTCTATGAGTTTGGTATCGGAGACCCTGGAGACCTTGAATATACATTCAAGTATGACAACAGCAAAGCAACATCTTCATACAGATTAATGAGGGAACTAGAAAAAACAGGGGCTACTGCAATGTTCAAAGAAACATTGAAGGACGGCACTACAACTACATTCTCAGGACAGGTCACTGTTAAAAGAGCGGGCGGTGGTGTCAATGATGCTATTGAATTCACTGTTGCAATCGCATTACAGTCTGAACTCACTATTACTGATCCAACAGAAGTAGCAGCATAGAAAGGAAGATATAGATAAATGGCAGAAAAAGCAAAAAGAAAACCGTTCATTATTTGGAAAATCGGTGAAGAAGAATACAAATTAAAACTGACAACAGGAGAAATCTCAAGACTAGAGCAGATGTATGGGGGAAGTCTTATCAACCTTCTTAATACAGAAACAGGCATGACACCATTATGCACGATGCTGGACATCACCCATGGTGGTCTTCAGAAATTCAACAGCAACATCGACAGAAGCGATGTGAATGATATGTTTGATAGATACATCGATGAAGGTGGCTCACAGACAGAGTTCCTTAGTGATGTTCTTATTCCATTGTTCCAGGTATCGGGTTTTTTCTCTGGGGCTCTCGAAACGAAAATGGAAAAGGAAATGGCGGAAGCCAAGAAGAATCTCTAGAAGATATCCTGATTACAGATTACATATACAAGGCGGTCTATGATCCAGCGCTTGATGCTGGAGTAGACCCCTTTTCATTTTGGAATTATTCGTTAGATGAGCTATACGATATTATTTCAGCATATGAAAGAAAGAAAAAAGAAATGGTGCGACAGGAAGCGATATCTCTTCAGATACAGGCCCTTCAGATAAGGGATTGTATTTCTGCTGTCCTTAATGGCAAGGATGATTCATTCACTCCTGCACAATTGTGGGACTTCTATCCTTCACTTTTTGAAGAGGATAGGAAAGAGTTTGAAAAAGAGAAGGAAAGAAAAGAGATTGCAAGCGCTAGATCTTCTCGTATTGCCTTCAGTAGAAGACATAATGAAGCACTAAGAAAAAGAAAGGCGGTGATGCAGAATGACGGTAGAGGAACTGCAGATAGTAATATCTGCACAGACGAAATCAGCAAAATCAGAACTGAACAGCGTGAAGAATGAAGTCACCGGCCTAAAGAATCATGTTGATAAGGTCACAGGCTCAATTGGCAATTCATTCAAGAGTATCCGCAATATTGTGGCGGGTCTTGGTATTGCTTCTCTGATTAAATCAACGATATTAGGGAATGTTGATGCTGCAATCAAGAGAGTTGATACTCTTAGCAATTATAGCCGTGTGATGTCGAATCTAGGCGTTGGAAGCGTTCAAGCGAATGCATCTGTACAGAAACTAAGCAATAAGCTTATTGGGCTTCCGACAACTCTAGACGATGCATCAGGCGCAGTACAGAGATTTACGGCAGTAAACAGCAATATATCTAGATCAACAGATATGTTCCTTGCACTAAATAATGCTATTCTAGCCGGCGGTGCAAGTTCTGAGATACAGAAATCAGCACTAGAACAGTTATCACAGTCATACGCTAAGGGTAAACCCGATATGTTTGAATGGCGTTCAGCGATGACTGCAATGCCTGCACAGATGAAACAGGTTGCTGAGGCCATGGGCTTTGTTAATGCTTCAGCACTAGGCGAGGCATTAAGAAACGGAACGGTATCAATGGACCAGTTCATGGATACAATTATGAAGTTAAATACACAGGGCATTAACGGCTATCAGTCATTTGAGGAACAGGCAAGAAATGCGACAGGTGGAATTGCTACATCAATCGCTAATATGAGAACGGCCATTGTTAGATGTATGTCAGATGTAATGAATACAATCGGGCAGTCTAATATTGCTGGATTCTTTACCAATATTGCAAAGGCAATTAATTCCTGCGTCCCATATGTTGTTGCATTCACTAAAGTTGTTATGGTCGCCGTTGGGTATCTGACGGCACTGTTTGGTGGCAAGTCAAAGAAGTTGAGTTCTTCTTTTGGTGGAGTGTCAAACAATGCTAAGAAGGCAGCAGGAAACACAGGGGCTCTTGCAAAGAAAATGAACGATGCTTCCGACAGTTCGCAGAAGCTTTCTAAAGGCGCAAGCGGAACAGGAAGCGGATTAAAAAAGGCAGCAGGTAATGCTTCTAAACTCAAGAAGGAATTGAAAGGAGCTCTTGCTGGATTCGATGCAATCAATAACATCAATTCAAGCAATGGTTCAAGTGATCCGTCTTCAGGTGACTCAGGTGGCTCAGGCGGTGCTGGTGGTTCCGGTGGTGATATCGGCGGATTCAGCATGGATGACAGCGGCGCAGAAAAACAGAAAGGGCTTCTTGAAGAAGTAGACAAGCAGTTAGAAGAAATCAAGAAGAAGGTTGCTGAATTCTTCCAGCCATTAAAGCAGTCATGGGATAAGTTTGGAGCGCCAATGATTGCAGCTGCAGTATATGCATTTAATGGTGTCAAGAATCTTCTTATGGAAATTGGCAAGTCAATGTATACAGTGTGGGAAAACGGCACAGGCGCAAAGACTGTTGAACTGATATTGAAGATATTCACTAACATCTTCAAGATAATTGGCAATATCTCTCAAGGACTGGCCGATGCATGGAACACTGCAGGCCTAGGTGATTCAATCATCCAGCATTTATGGAATATATTTAACTCTATATTGAAGATCATCAATGAGATTCTGAAAATTGTGAGAGATGTTACTAAAGCGATTGACTGGACTGCTGTATTAGGTGCAGTGGATGTGGTTCTTATTATCATTGATGGGTTATTCTCTTTCATAGCAGATAATGTAGGTCGTATTCTTGGCATACTCTCAGTTATTGCGGGATTATCATTATTTTCTACTCTTGCTGGAATTCTTGGTACTGTTATCACACAGATACAGCTTGCAGTGGGAGTATTTTCAGGTTGGGCATCACTTGCAACTGCATTGAGCGGTGCATTTGGAATTCTTCCACAGATATTCGCATCTATTGTAATGGCGGTGAATCCTGTAAATGTCATCATAGGGGCAGTCATTGCTACAGTGGTAGACTTATGGCAGAAGAGTAAGAGCTTTAGAGATGATATAGTAAGCATTCTAGGAAATATTGCTACTATTGTTCAGAAGGTATTTCTAAATATTGTGGCACCTATCATTGATACAGTTGGTAAAATCATCATGGATTTTGTAGAAACTGTTCTCAAACCGTTGTGGAACGCATGGGAGAATGTATTCCAGAGCATAATGGGATTATTAAGTGATTTTCTAAAGTTCGCCACACCTATATTCAGTACGATTCTTGATATTCTAGGACCTGTATTCGAATTGGCCTTAACACTATTGAGAGGTGTATTTGATATGGTATTTGCTGCAATTAGGGGAATTATTGAACGCGCAGACAAAACAATATGCGAAAGAGTCAACAATATCAGAGAATTCTTCCGTAATCTAGGTGAATGGATGGAAGGAACTTTCGGTTTCAAATGGAAGAATGTGTTTGAAACGGTTAAGAATGCCGTCAAGGCGTTTAGAGACTACATGGGTCCAATCATCAATTCCGTACAGGTTATTTTCTTGGGTCTTACTAGCTTTATCAGTGGTGTATTCTCAGGCAACTGGAGAAGAGCATGGTTTGGTGTCAGATAGATATTTGAGGGTATTGTTTCCGGATTAGGAGCCATCTTCAAGGCTCCATTGAATTTCATGATTGATGGAATCAACAAATTCTTAAGTGGTATAGGCAAGGTAAAGATTCCTGACTGGGTTCCTGGAGTCGGTGGAAAAGGATTCTCAATCCCTAAGATTCCTAGACTAGCAAAAGGTGGTATCGTAAGTGCATCCACTATTGCCAATATTGGTGAAGCAGGAACAGAAGCAGTAATACCATTACAGAGAAACACACAGGGACTCGATATGATTGCTGAAAAGATTTCAGAAAGATTATCACTCCCTCAGAATGACGGCACAGGCGCTACCTATGTCATTAAATTAGTGCTTGATGACGGTAGAGTGATCACTAAGATGGTGATTGACAATATCAAGGATTATGAAGCACGCACAGGCAAGCCTGTATTTGACTATTAGGAGGTGGAATAAATGGCAGATGAAGCGAAAATCAAGATAAACGGAACACTTATTCCGACTCCTTCAGAGATTAGCGTAGAAATCAATGATTTAGATTCGGATAGTGTCAGACCTGTCTCAACAGGCATCTTAAGAAGAAATAGAATACGTTCTAACATGCTTAAGATTACATGTACATATAAGTTGAATACATTCACAGATGTAATGAATATTTTGAAGGTGCTCACTCCGGCAGAGTTCACGGCAGAACTCTACATTCCTGATCATGGTATCAGAGGAACCAAGAAGATGTATGCTTCAAATAAGAAGTACAATTATAAGAGAGTGCAGTCTGGTCTAAAGGCAGATTCATTCTCTTTCTCTCTGATTGAGGTGTGATCATATGCTTATAAAATATGGAGAGACAAATGTAACGGACAGACTTCTTGATTATAAGATGTCTGTCTCTTTTGCTGACTGCCGTATGATAGGCAACGTGCCATCGATTGAACTGACAATGAAGTTCGACAACTATGACGGCATTCTTGACAATATCGACATCAGCAAGTACTGGGAAGTCAAGGAGAATGATGCATCTGATACAAGATACTTCAAGGTGTATGATCAGCCGGAGAAGTACACCAAGGAACTTACTCTCAAGATGTATGACAACAACTATTCTCTTGACAAGGCATACGATACTAAACTGTCTTATCCTGTCACTATAAAAGACCAGCTAGACGAGATTGAAAGTCTGACTGGTCTTTCTATTATTCGTGAAGGAATACCGCAGTACGTTCTCGATAAGAGCGTATCATGGTACGATAACACGATTGTGATAAGAAACTATCTTGGGTGGATTGCTGAACTGTTTGGTGCTAATGTCTATGCAGAGGGAATTGATTCTATTAGATTTGTTCCAATTGAAAAGACTGCCTTTGCTGCTACACAGGATTTAACGGATTATGAGAAGAATGAAGTGTATACGCTGACAAGAGTATATGCTGAAAATGGTCTCAATCCTCTTTCTAAAGGCGACGAGACAGGAAATACGCTATTTATTGATTCAGCAAATCTATATGCAGATGAACAGAGTATTATAGACAGCATCTATGACAGACTTAAAGGATTGACTTTCAACCAGGTGAAGAATGTCACGATGATATCGATTGATAACCTTCTTCCTGGTGCTCTTGTTAATTATAACAGCAATGAATTCACTTTCTTTGTATCGGATCTAACTGTCAGTTATAAAGGTGGACAGTTCTCAATGTCTACAGTTGACGGCAGTGTGACAACAAAGAATGAAGAAAAGACAGTGAAACGTGTATCTAATACAACACGAATCAGAAAGCTGCAGGTCAAACAGGACCAGGAATCATTGAAACTGGATATAATCGCAAAGGAACAGGAAGGCATCAATGACAAGATGGCGCAATTAAGCCTGTCCAATGAGAAGATATCGCTAAGGGTTTCAGAAGTTGAAGAAAAGGCTGGAGAAGCAATCAAACAGGCACAGGGTTCTGTTAAGAAATTTGTTTGCGAGTATGCTAGTTCAACAGATGGAGCTACACCACCAGAAACAGGTTGGTCAGAGACTGCACCGACATGGCGTCCTGGATCTTATATATGGCAGAGAACAGCCACGACGATCAACAATACTGTCACATACAGTACACCAGTATGTATAACAGGTGCAAAAGGTGAGGATTCTATATTGTTGTGTATAGAGTCATCAAACGGCACGACGTTCAAGAACAGTGATGTGGCAACTATATTCACAGTGAACATCTATGTGGGTGGAGTTGTGATTGATAACTCTTCTAAGTTGAGAGAAACATTCGGAGATGGTGCATATCTGCAGTGGCTCATAAAAAGGCATGGAGAGACAGAATTCAGCAAGATCCCGCTAGATGATTCAAGACTCAATGATAACGGGTTCATGTTCACTATTTCAGCGAAAGACATTAAATTCAAGGCAGTATTTAACTGCGAATTAAACATTTAGGAGGAAAATTATGGCAATTAAAGCGGTCAATCAGATTGATGTAATTGACTTAACTGATGGCTATTCCGTTGTATTAACAAGCGATAGCCATACATTTTTAGGTACTACTACTTCTGTAAACGGTACACAGACAACTACTACACAGGTAATGGCATTATGCGGTAGCGAACAGGTTCCATGTACCGTAGGAACTATCACATGTCCTACAGGAATTTCAGCAGTGTCTGACGGCAAGTCACCAATGCCAACAATCACAGTTACTGCAACATCTGCATTAACTAAGAGTGGCACTATCACTATTCCTATCGTCGTTGATGGTGATATTACAATCAACAAGACATTCAGTTTCTCAATTGCGTTCAAAGGTCAGACAGGACAGAATGGTACAAGTGTTACCGTAAGTTCCACTTCTGTAACTTACCAGGTCGGTGCAAGTGGAACTACTAAGCCAACAGGTGAATGGAGCGCTACTGTTCCAAATGTACCGAATGGTCAGTTCCTTTGGACTAAGACAGTAGTCAAGTATTCTGACGGCAAATCAACAGAAGCCTATTCAGTCTCTTACAAAGGCACAAATGGAACGAACGGGAAGGATGGCTTAGATGCTATCACGATGGCAATTACTTCGAGTAGTGGAACAATCTTCAAGAATACCGCTATTGCTACAACTTTAACTGCTCATGTCTATAAGGGTGGAGTTGAAGTAACTGGCTCTGCTCTATCTGCATTAGGAACCATCAAGTGGTACAAGGATGGTGGAACTACTGCAGTAGCAACAGGGGCAACATATACAATCGGTGCCGGCGATATTACAAACAAGGCAACATTCAGCGCACAGTTAGAAGGATAATCATATGATTAAGGCATCGGCTAGCATGACCCTCGTGAGAGTCAATGATGGCGAGGACGGGCAGGGGATTCGCTCAATCACTCCGGAGTATTATCTATCAGATTCTGCAACACAGATGCCCGATTCAAACAGTAACGGGTGGAAAAGCGTTCCCGATGACTACATTGACAAGCATTATTACTGGGTTAGGTCAAAGATATTATGGGATGATGGAACATATACAACGACCACCCCAGTGCTTGCAAATGACCTAAAGTCAATCATTGATGATTACGACAACAGAATAAACAACATGAACAATCAGCTGCAGCAGGCAACTAAGAATGCTTCTTCGTCTATAGAACAGACTAAGACTTCTATCTTGCAGACAGTATCAGAGAATTATTATAGTGCTTCAGATGGCGCAAACCTTGCTTCTACTGTATCTACTATTCAGCAGACAACAGAAAGCATTCAGATGGGATTTGTAAAGAAAGAAGACTTTAGTTCTCTTTCTGATACAGTCTCAAACAATCAGACTCAGCTGAACACTTATATCAGATTCAATGCAGAAGGAATCGAGATAGGTAAACAGGACTCTGAGTTCAAGACAAAACAGACAAACAGCAAGTACTCTATTCTTCAGAACAATGACGAAGTAGCGTACTTTGCTAACAACAGAATGTATAACTCAAACATCGAAGTTTCTAGTTCACTAAGAATCGGAAACTTCGGATTCATTGTTAACCACGATGGATCATTAACATTTAAGAAAGTAGGTGATGACTGATGGCAACAAGCGCAACATGCAGTGCATCGTTTGGTGGTGGCAATGGTAATGTCACAATGACAATGACACGAACAAGCGTCAATGTTGACGGAAACTATGATTTATGGACTGCTACACTAACTAAATACTATAAGTGGAATATTAACTCAAACGCTACTAAATACGGCTCCATGTGGGCTAATGGCGTACTGTTATGGTCTGGTGGAGTGACTATCGGAGGTAGTGGAACAAAAACACTTGCTACCGTTACGAATATCAAGATTCCTCATGACAGCAACGGTGGGAAGCATTTTGATTTCTCATTCTCACAGGAATTGAAGGTAACTCTTTCGGGCAGTTATGTAGGCAGTGTATCTGCTTCGGGCGGCATTGACTGCGATGTCATTCCTAGAGCGACTAAACCTTACTGTTCGCCAGCGACTGTTTATTTTGGCAGCAGTGTCACAATCAAGACACCTAGAGCATCATCTGACTTTGGTCATGTAATCTCGTACAGTTATTATGATATGAATGTACAGATTGCTACCGAGCAGTGGAATGATGAATTCAGATGGACAGTACCGACTTCGTTAATCAGCAAGATGACTAACACGTCATATTCATATATGACATTCAAGGTAGATACATATAACCATGCAGGAAAGTACATCGGTACTAACTACTGCCGATTGGATTTAGTGCTTCCATCGGGCTATGAGCCTACTGTAACAGGAATCACATATACAAATGAAGATACTACTATCGCAAACAGATTCGGAGCATCAACAATTATACAGGGTGTTTCGAAGGTCAAATGCAATGTATCTACTTCAACGAAGAATGGTGCTACAATCACGTACTACCAAAACGAGATTGACGGACAGAGCATACCTGGCCCTAACAGTTTCTTTACAACTCAGCCTCTTAAATCTTCTGGTACAGTTGTTCTTAAATCAACAGTTACAGATTCGAGAGGGCAGAAGGCTACACTGTCTAAGAATATCAGCGTCACAGAGTGGCATTCGCCAACGGTAAAAAATGTGAGTGCTCAACGTTGGAATGTGACATCTAATAAGGCTGACGATGAAGGCACGGCAGTTAAGATTACTTATTCATTTTCAATTGCACCTGTTGCAAATAAAAATGATAAGACTGTCATGATCCAGTACAAAAACGGCGAAACTTGGACTACTCTTGCAACTTATACAGATTCATACAGTGGCGAGAACAAGGTATATATATCATCTGCCGGCAAGTTCAGTACAGACAATGCCTATTCCTTCAGAGTGCTTGTGAAGGATTACTTCACGACAGATGGTGTTGCATCTTATGTTGCTATTTCTCCTTCATTTAAGCTGCTTGATTTTTCGGCTGACGGTAGAGGAATAGGTGTAGGGTGCAAGGCAGTAGGTGGTAAGTTAAAGGTGGATATGCCTCTTGAAGCACAATCATTTAATGGGTATGTATTTGATTTTGATACAGAGAATCAAGTAGATACGTGGGTGCCCGTGCTCACGGATAAGAAGATACAGCATAAAGTTATTGGCTGGTCTGATTGGATCTCTTGTGGAACTAATGGATGTGGTATCACACTGAAATACCGATATAACGACGGATTGAAACTCTGCGAACTGAACTGGGATGGTGTAGTAAATGCTCCAATTGGAGGGAATACGTCGGGATACATATGGACAGGATTTCCTGCTGATAAGAAACCAAAAGGCAATATTTTCATTCCTGTACCAAACTCTGCTGCAGAAGCTGGGCTAGTCATCAGATATTACCCTGTAACCAACGATATGACAAAAGGCAATTTTACTTTGACTTCGTTAAAGAATAATGTAAACGACGCTTACATTTGTGGCACATTTATTTACTCATATGCTTAAAGGAGAAGGAAAATATGAAATTATATGATACATCATTAAAATACATGGATGCGATTAACGCAATCGGAGGCACTATTGTAGCAGTATTGACTGCTGCATTAGGCACACATTGGTTTTTATTCGTAGGCTTTTTAACATTAAATATCATTGATTATATTACAGGAGTTAGAAAATCACGACTAACAGGAAAAGACAACAGCGCCAAGGGAGTGCGTGGTGTATGGAAAAAGTTAGGGTACTGGTTAATGGTACTCGTTGCTTTTCTCGCATCAGCGATTTTTATTGAGATTGGTAAGACTTTAGGAATTGACTTATCTGTAACTGCTTATATTGGTTGGTTTACAATCGCATCATTAATTATTGATGAGTTACGCAGTATCTTAGAGAACTTTGTAGAAGCAGGCGACAATGTGCCTGTCTTCCTCACAAAAGGTTTAGAAGTGGCAGAAAACGCAATTAACAAGGAGAATAACAATGGGTAATGACGAATTTCTAAAAATTGCAGTTGAAGAAGTAAGAAGATATACAAAAGAACATCTAGAAGATCCACAGGATTTCGATATCTATGTAGTGTGGGTATGCAAGACACTTCAGAACAATAAGGCACTACTATCAACTACACTTTCAGACGGTATGTATTTTGAAGCAACTTATAACGGAAATAAAAGAGAAATGTATTTAGATGCATACAAGAAAGTAAAGAATGTGTGCATTAAATTATAAATATTGTTGTGAGAGGACCTGCGCGCCTCTCATTTTTATTTAAATGAAAGGAAGTAAGGAAATGAAAATATTTATTTCTCAGCCCATGAAAGGCTTGTCAGAAAAAGAAATCAAATTCAATAGAGAAAAGGCTGTCAAAAACATCAAGAGCCTGTACGGTGATGATGTAGAGATTATTGATAGTTATATTAATAGTGATGGTACTCCTTTGTGGTATCTTGGGAAATCCATTGAATTACTATCAACTGCCGATGTGGCTTACTTTTTAAAAGGATGGAACAAAGCAAGAGGGTGCAGAATCGAATATATGTGTGCCGATAATTATGGAATTGGCGCATATTTTGGGGAGGAAGTGTGA